CCGTTTAACATTTGTAAAGTTGTTATCATTTCTTTATGTTCATCCCTTTGATATTTATGAGCGTCAGAAGTCAAAGTATCATGTCGGTCTATAATATTGCATATTTTATCAAGACTCACGGTAGTTTTGTCTATTTCTTTTGTAAGCCTTAATACCATGTATTTAACAAGCCATATACAAAGAAATAATATGCCTAAAGTCAAAACCGAAAGAAGGCCAATTTCTTTTACTGCTTCAAGTAAAGATACGTCAATCAATATTGTTTCCTTTCTCTTATCATAACCGTTATTTCGCAAATATGACAAAGCACCTCGCCCAAAAAGTCATGATAGATTCTTCCTGTTACCGGCCTTTCCGGCGTATAATATATACACTCCGCTTCTCCGCTTAATGTAGGATCGTTACGCAATGCTGTACAAACACTTTCTACTAAATCCTGGAATGTCTTTTCGCTTTCCAAATCATCGCTTAAACCGTAAAATCCCCTAATAGTAAAAGTATGATTTATTCTTTCTTCACCGGATTGCGAACCGCTTGAAGCATGAACGGATCTATTAAAATCCGTTCTTACAATTTCCCATGTGTTTACTTTATCATTCTTTGTGAATTCGCGCTGATAACTCTTCCAATCTTTTATATACCTATTATAATTATGAACCTTGCCGATCCCGGAAACGGCTTCAATATCTGTTTTAAGCTGGTTTCTAATCGCTTCTAGGCTCATCTCAGTTCTCCGCCTTCATCTATTTCTATAAAACCTTCTTCCTGCAATCCTTCTGATTCCGTATGCTTTTTCGCAAGATACGCTTTGTATGCTCTATCAGCGTCCTCTTTTTTTTCATACATACAGGGCCCGGTTCCTATCCTATATTTGCCGTCCGGGCATTTTATAACTGGCATTATCTCCACCTTTTAGGATGAGTTATATAATTTTCCTTCCATGGAAATTCAATATCTAAATCCTTAGATAGACTGGCCGCAGAAATCGGCGCGGCTCCTTCTTTCGCCCTTGCGCCTATTCTTGGAATACCCATATAATCCCTATACACATTTTCAAGAACATCAGCTAACATAGTAACTTCTACGGATTTCCTGCTGTAATCAATCACGTCCACATCCAAAGAGGGCTTTGAGGTCTGCGCGTAATGATTCGCGAGCTGCCTTAAACATATAGAAGCCGCGAGATTAGCGACGGCGACGGCATCTTTATCCTCTATAGTTGTAGCCGAAGTGGTAACCGTCCATGTAGTAGTGAATTTCAATCTTATCGTATATCCGGAAGTAGCGGAAAAATTCCAAAATCTTAATTTTTTAGTGGATCCATCATCGTAAATTCCATAATCGCATTCTTCCAAAAAAGCAGGATCTTGCTCTCCGGCCGGGTATTCAACCGATATTATCCGTGAAAAACCATCAACCCATAAATCAGGAAGGGTGTAACTATAACCGCCGTCAGCCGAAATATCGTCGGTAACTTCCCTCGGGTTATCTTTAGAAAAACGATAAACCGCCATAGCGATAGCGCGCAATTCCTCGTCCGGCTTTATCAACGCGGCATCTTCTCTGAGAAGGTCTGTTACTAAATTATCAAGTTCCCTTAAATCAGCGCCCATTTTTTACCTCATAGCGTATTCTAATTGTCTATGCCTTCTCGGGCCGACAGGCATGTATTTGACAAGTTTCGATGAGAACGTGAATGACGGAGTTCCCGAACCGGCTATAGTGTATTTCGCCCTGAAATACATGCCTGGCTCCGTTATAACCTCTGAATATTGGCCTGTAGCCGTGATTTGATCCATAGTCACAGCATCATACCATGTGGAATTGTCAGGTGATATCTGCAATATCGTATCAAGTGTAGCCGCGCCGTTTTCCGCCGTTACATCAATATGGCACCTCATATATATAGCGGATCTTACTTTAAACGCCGAAGAATAATATGTATCGGCCGTTCTCGTTGCGGAAGCCAATAATATCTGCGTTGATGCTATCGTATTATATATTCCCTCCACCCCGGCGTCAGATATTGCTTCTGTAAAAATATCTCTAACATAAATATTATCATAAACGTACAGCGGAAACTCGTAAAGTATGTCTTCATCGGTTACGGAAATTTCGTCGTTTACATTTAAATTAACCCCGCGAAGCGCGACAGTTACAGATTCAGAAACAGTTATTGAATCATCACCCCATGCGCCTGTCCCTTGTATATCAAGATATTCCGCGATCGATATCGAATCGCTTACACTTATATTATGCCATGTCTTCGCTGCTTCTTCTTCATCGCTTACCGATAGCCATTCTACTATCCAAGGATTATAATCAGCCATTTTGCCCTCTTACCCAATTATGCCTGGTCATCTTGACTTCAAATGTAAAAGACGTTCCGGCGATTGTATATTTTATTCTTATGTAAGGCCCTATAACCGTAGCCGTAGTCGTGTATTGCCCTGTTGCTGAAATTTGGTCCATGCTCACCGCGTCATACCATTTTGAATTATCAGGAGAAGTCTGTATCACTATATCTAAGGTAGATGCCCCGGCTTCCGCCGTTACATCAACGTATAATCTTATAGATGAAGATGTCTGTATTTTGAAAGAATTTGAGGTAGAGCTTGTGGATCTCGTTGCGGACGCTAATATGATTTTTGGTGAGGTTATCAAGCCTTGCATTTTTGTCTCCTTATTTCAATAAGTTAATATTCAAATAAAAGTATGCGGATAATCAGAACGAATCTTAATTACCCGATATTTTAAATATACTGTTATGCTCCCTATATAGATACGACTCCTCCTCTATATAGAAGAGCATAACAGTATGATGGTTTATTCTTCTTCCGTAGATTCTTTTTCTTCTGTTTTTTTGTTTCCAGCTGATCTACAGGTAACACATCCGATATCAACCGGGTATCTTTCTCCGCATTTTTCGCATATAGCCGTTTCCATTTTAATTCCTTTCTATAAATAGCATTACTTTTTATAGTATATTCTTACTTACGAAGCTGCTATTGTCGGTAATGCGTGCGTCAACGTGCCGGCTGTTCCAATCCAGTTTCCGAGAACGTATCCAGTCGTGCTCGCGTTAGATATAGGCGTCCCGGCTGAAATAATACGGTTATCTGTTATAAAGCAAAGCCAATCAGCAGCTGCGCTTGTAAATAGAATACCATATTCAGTAGTCCCTTGTGAATCTTCATTACTTGAGATATGATTATGGTGAATATGGGTTCCTGTTGCTCCGACTGAACCAACATTTATTTCAATACCAGTCTTATAGGCTCTTATCAGATTGTAAGAAATATCGCAACCAGTAATGCCTTTATACTCTGCGCCACCCTGCGATGTAGCAGGAGATCCAACTGAAATAGCTATCGTAAGCTCTTTTGTTCTGCCTCCAGGTGAAGTAAATGAATTTCCTCTGATACGAGAATAATCAGCAAATTCATAAGTAGTATTGGCGGCAGCCAAAGCACCTAATACAATTCCGTAACTCTCATATGTGGTATCAACAGCGCCAGCGCCAAATAGACAATTATCAATATACGAATTTGCCATATTAAGCAGCGTTGTGGTGTTAGTTTCTACTATTATCGCAGCGCAATGAGCAGTCGGCGCACTTGGAGAAAAGAATTCCAAATTCTCAAATCCGGAATCCAACATTTCGCCTGTATAAGCGGCAGTAGCGACAGGGTGTATTCTAGCCATTGGCCTTACGCCTGTTCTCCCGACGCCTATAATCCTTACCTTTGCTAAATCGCCTGTAAGGCTTTCCGCATATGTTCCCGGCATAACATAAATGACATCACCAAGCGACGTTGTATTCGCTATCTGCGTTGTTATGGCTTTTTGGATAGTAGCGAAGGCATGATTCGCGTCAGTGCCTACATTGCCATCATTGCCGTTCGTTCCGTCAACAAAATAAACTTTTCCGAATATAGGTTCGTCAGTTCCTACCGGGACCCCCATATTAGATATTCCATTCCTAAAATTCACTCTCTTACTCATGATATTCCTCCTTGTTTAACGATAAGCATTATGCTTATCGGCGGCAAGGCACATGCCTCGCCGCCGTTAAACAATTAATTTACGCTACTATTGCTCCCTGGAAGCCTCTGTAATCAACTACTGCCCCGCCGTATTCATGGCGGACTTTATATCGGATCAGGTCTTTGTTAAAGACTAACCCGACGCCAGGAGCGTCCTGGCGCAGTAATTCGGGGTTCTGTTTGCCTCCCAAGAAGCCGATTTCTATCAATTCAATGTCGGATTTCGGAGCTGTAATAAACCAGTTGTTAAGATCTCCGCGCATATATTTTCTCGGCACTACTTTTAGCTTTGCGGTTCCCTTATACTTATTTCGATTCGAGAGAGTATCCGTTTCATACTCGTCTTCGATTATTGCCTGCCCCATAGTCCTCAAATCAGTGGGAATCCACAAAAAAGCTGCGTCTAACATCAAATCATCCGTGACAACGCAAACATCGGCGTCAACAAGATGTTGAGCCGCTGTCGAACCCCATATACCTCTTGCTGTAACAGTGAGATTAGTCCCTGATACAACTGTTACAGGGCCCAAAAATTCAGCGTCTATTTTCAAATAATCCCCGACTTTGAAGTTAGCTGCGATAGTCGAAGAATCGAGATCAAGATCAACATCAGTCGAATTCAACGGGCTATCAGCAAGATCAGCCTTATAGCCGAATTCTTTTTGTTCCCTCAGTCTATCTAAAGCATCGCCGTACGAATCATAATCAAGAGCATCCGTTGTGTAGTTAAAATGATTCGCGTGGTAAAGCGCTAAGCTGTCATAAATCGTGCCGCCGTTGATAGTCGTCGAAAAATTCAAAAGCAGGTCAAACACGAATTGATTCAGCGTTCTTACCGCGGCTCTCGCAAGCTTCGTGGGAAGTTTCTGAATAGCGCGAAGATCGTCATTGATGATCATTTTTCGTGTAATCTTCACGATACCGCCGCGCGTTGAGGCTGAGTAGGTAGCCTCTTCGTCACCGGGAAACGCTATATTCGAATAATCCCCGGTAGTGCTTGAATCGTCAGATTCCGTGAATGCTTCAAGATTCGCAAACCCTCCCCAACGTATGATTTCCTGCGTCTTGAAATCTTTGACGTTAACTACGTCTGCAAGGTCTTTCCACATTGCCGGGACCATTTTATACTCTTTCGCCATCTTCCTATAAATAGAAGTTCCGAGGATATAGGAAAAATCTGATGTCGTCGCTTCTCTTAATCTATTCTGCGGGATTATTCCGCTTATGTTCGTATCTCCTGTAATCCTTACATAAGCTTCTCGCAGCGATTTAAAACCCTTTATGCCTTCAAACTGATCTTTTTCATCGTCGCCGATATTAGGATCTACCATGAGTTGCGCGGCAGCTCGAAGTTTTTCCGGCTCGGATTTGCCTATTCTTATATCAGGCTCGCCGTCTATGTCCACATCGCCTTCGGAAGTAAGTTCCGCCATAGTGTCTATTTCTTCCTGCAAAGAAGTCTCAAGTTCGGCCTTTTCGAATTTCTTGCCTTTAAATCTTTTTTCGATCTTCTTCTTAATCGGAGCAGGAAGCTTGGATTCTTTCAGCATATCATCGAGAACCCGGCTGCATTCGGTTATAGCTATTTTTTCGTCAAGCTGACCGAATTTTTTAAGAATATCATCGACCTGGGATTTGAATGGAAACGAACCGTCTTTCTTCGTTGCCTGTTCCATCCATGTTTGAAGCATTTCCAATGCCACGCTTGTCTTTTTCTCTTTCAGAAGATTTACTACCTGGGCTATCGTTGCTTCACCTTTAGCGGCTTCTTCTATCTTCTTCATTTCTTCCTGAGATTTGCCTTCCTTCTCGGCTTTCGCTTTCGCGGCTTTCGTGGCCTCATCCACGTTCTTTTCAGCTTCGCCTTTATCTTTGGCGTCTGCGTCTTTCTTATTTTTTTCCTCCAGCTCTTTTTCTTTCTTCACTATGTCCGCTTCGCTTGATCCTGCAGGGAGCCCTACTTTCTTCGCCCTCGCGTCAAGTTCCTCGCGCTTTTTCTTTTCATCGTCTTTATTATCATCCTGCGCTTTCATAGCTTTCTCAAGGATTATTTTGAGTTCTTCATCCTTTATTTCTTCTACATTAACTCCTTCGAGAAGTTCGGGACGAAGTTTCTTAATCATTTCTATAATCTGCGCTCTGTCCATGTTTCCTCCTTCTAATAAATTTTGACTGGCTACAAGCCTAATCAGTTGCCCGCCGGCAGCGGGATTTGTAACAAGATCTACTCCAAAGACTCTTTTGATGGCTGTCACTATAAGCATAGGAGTTCCATTTACGCTTCCATCAGCAACAGCGCCATCAGCATCAATGGATAAACCGAGAAATTTCCTCATACCGTTCATCCATGCGTCTTTGAGCATTTCTTTCAGCCATTTTGCGCCATCATGAATATTAAGAGTGGCGGTAATGCCTCTTCTTTTCTGGCCTTCTATTTCTATTTCCTCAAATTTAGGATCGGAATACCATCCTGCAATTTGTCTAGGAAATCCTTCCGGGCGCATTCTTTGAACGGCGTCCGGCATATGATTAAACTCGCCGTCCTTCCATTCATAAAAATACGCCTTGGCTTTATCAAAAAGGCCGACTGCCTTTTTCAAGACCTCGGCCGGATAATACTTACCGTTTTTCGATAAGCCCTCTTCTATTAAAAAGACCTTCCAAGCTTTTCCGTTCTTCTCGGCTTCTTGGAGTAGGGTCTGTATTCCTACGAACATTTTGTTCATTATATATCCTCATAATAAAAAATCGATTCCGAAAAACACACAAGAATAGTTTATCTGATAAACGCGTTCGTTATCTCTAAACCTATTGAAGGTTTTCGGAATCGATATATTACATTATAATATATACACTATAAAACCGATTTTGTCAAGTAAGCCCTATTTTCATGCTTTTCGCTCGGCTGCCTTTAAAATCCATTTCCCCGACGAAGAAGCGTCTTTTTCAGCAATCCAAGAGCCCAATAATTTTTTTCCTTTAAAATCAAGCTTCAAAAGAGTTTCCGCCTGTTCCTGTATTACCACGGGCCCGGTGTCTAACATCTGTATATATGACGGAATTTCCTCATTTATGCGCTCTATTTTTAAGCCTTTTGTCATCCAAGACTTATCTTTTGATTCAGTCATGCGCATAGAAATATTGTTTTCTTTAAGAGGACTATACTCCAATATCATATATATCAGCGGCTTTATTCCGGTATCGATCCTTAAATCCCAATGTTCAGCCAGGAATCCTTTTTTCCAGTGATGCTGTAATGCAAACTGCGATTCTTTTATATTAGGATTTGTATTATCTCGGAATTTTTGCGCGGCTTTACCGTCCTTAATCTTCTTGATAGAATTAATGTCATCCTTATGATCTGCCTCCCATTCCTTGAAGTGTTTATCGCAAAACCAAGCGTGAGCCATACCCTCTGCCCACAAGATTTCCAAAGTAGG